GTATAGATAGATTAGCTCAAAAGATTTCAGGAATACCTCAAGTAAGAGTAGATATATTAAATCATAATAGTTCTGATAGAGCTAAGGTAAGAGCAGAGAAGCTAGAAAGAATTGTTACTTCTTATGATGAGAAACAAAATTTAAATTTACAATTAAATCAGGCAGCTAGATGGTTACCTGGTTACGGATACGCTGCTTGGATTATAACGACAAGAACTGATAAAAATGGTTATATATATCCTACAGCAGAGCTCCGTGACCCTTTTGATACATTTCCAGGAAACTTTGGGCCTAATCAAGAACCAAGAGAATTAGCTGTATTGAGAAGAGTACCTAGGTCTAAACTTGCTCAATTGTATCCTGAATTTGCAAGAGAGATTTTAAATCCTGATGAGGATGAAGCTACAGAAGCAGCTTATGGTCCTGGTGGTGGAAAAGTTGGTACACAGTATGAAAGTGATAAAGATAATACCTGGGAAGATAATACAGGCCAAGGTGTACGAATAATTGAATATTATGATATGGGTGGTACTTATGTAATATTCCCAGAAAAGAAAATGATTCTGGATTTCATACCAAATTATTTAAGTA